AGGGTGGCCACCTGCGCCTGGGCGAGCTGTGCGGCGTTCTGCGCAGCGACCATATCCGGGGTAGGCCCAGGCTGGAGACCGTTCTTCCTGGCGTGGACCATCCGGTCGGCGAGACTCCCTTCGGGGATCTCCCCGATGTTCGCCATGTCCATGCTCTCCCAGAGGGAGTAGATGTCGATCCCGTTCGCGCGGAAGAGCTGGAGGATCATCATCCGCTGGGCGGCATGCGAGACGTTCAAGAAGCTGTTCGGGGCGATCTGGAAGCTGAACTGCTGAGCATACCGCTGGAGGGCGTTGGCATAATCGTCGGGATCGAGCTTGCCCGAGGGGACCAACTCGTTGGGTTTGAAGAGGAAATTCTCCAACTCCTCGTTGTTGTCCCCGAGGATCGCGATGCGCTTTTCCTCGGTGTAGTACTGGAAGAACCCGAACTTCACCATCTCGGCCAGCTCCATCAGGGCGACTTCCATCCCCCGGGCCCGTCTCTTCAGGATCGGGCTCAGCGCCTGCTCGAACTGGGTGATCGTGTCCTTGTCGGGCAGCATGGTTTTGAGATTCTGCTGCTGCCGGAGGCCAATGACTCCGCTATTGTCGTCGATCTCGTTGCGGAGGAACTCGATGAGCTGACTCAGCCAACTCGGGAAATTCGGCCCCTCGAGGAGCTTGAACCCGTCCCCCATCGTCGGGTTGATCTGGACCTTCAGCCCATCTCTCCGGGTGTCCAGCTTCTTCAAGTTGGACTCGGTCATGGAGTTCATATCCGTGACCACACCCCTCCGGGCCCACTGCTTCACCCCGTCAGACATCGCCCGCAGGATCTCGTTCAGCATGTCCTGGAGCGGGAGCAGATCATCCAGGGTGGGGAGCCCCAGGATGTTCCAGGGGGCAGGGTCCAGGGTGAACTTCACCACCGGGAACTTCCCGTGGATATGCGGGTTAGGCTGATCCTCGAGGATCACCTGGGGGGTACAAACCACCATCCGGCCCCGAGGGTAAAGCGGTTCCCCCGGCGGGACTGTGTAGCTCCAGTTCGCCCCGGGGATGCCCATGAACACCGGCTTGTCGGTCTTGTTGACCCGGTAGTCCTTGATGTACACCCGGAGCATGTCCACCGCGAACTCGGCCTTCTCAACCTTGTTGCGGTTCTTCGCCCCCTTGACCGCGGACCAGAAGGCAGAGACCAGGGTGGTGAGGGTCCCCTTCGCGCCGATGTCCCGGTCTCCCCAGGAATTGAGGTCGCTCGTGTCAATCTTGTCGACCTTGGTTGGGTACTTCGACTTGAGCCACTCCTTGCTCACGCGGCTCCTGAGGATCACCCCCTGCCAGTCCTGGCAGGAATCGGAGTAGATCGGGTCGATCGGGATCACATCCCGCGGGTCGAAGGGGATCGCGATCAGGTCCTTGAGATCCGGATCGTACGTGAGCGCGAGGTACCCCGACCCCCCGCACATCGAGAACATCAGGGCGTCCTCGAGCTTGCGGTCGGTGCGACCGTTCCTCCACCAGGCCCGGGCGAGCTTGTTCAGCTGCTCTCCGGTCGGCTTCAGCTTGTTGTCGTTGGAGAGGTAGTTCCAGATCGGCCTGACGTCGGTCATCGCCGCCGTCACTTCCAGGCAGACCTTCTTCACCCGGTTGTCGTGGACCTTGGCGAGGGAGCTCGAGCGGAGCGTGACCTGCTTCCCCTCGATATAGTCGATGTTCCGCTGGCAGGAGAGGTACCCCGACTCGTTCTTCAGCACCCCCGTCCCGGTCTCCCAGTGACGACGGATCATCGTGAGGGTATCTTCCTGGTAGGTTTCGTTCTCCAGTTTCTTGTCGACCTTTTCCTGGTCTTGCTCGTCGGCCATCTGGAGAGCTCCTCTCTACACCCACTGCCCAGGGTTGCCCCGACCAGACCCCTCGGAGTGCTTCTGCCGGCCGTTGACCATGTCGTAGCCCTCGTAGGTCTTGTCGAGGAAGGAGGTATCGTCGCGCTGGCGCATCCCCAGTTCCTTGAGACGCCTGTTCAGGGCGGCCTGGTCAGAGAACTCCTCCCTCTTTCCGGTCAGGTGGGTGGTCACCATCGGCCAGGTAGAGCCCGGGACATGGCCTCCTGCCTCCGCGTGCCAGTCCCTGACCATCGCCCCATGCCCTGCAGAACACAACGCCGGCCTGGGCTTGGGCTTGTGCTCGAAGGTCTGGTCAGTCTGGGGGCAGCCCTCCTCGTCACAGCACCAAACATAGAAGGGCATGCTAGTAGGCCCCCTGGCCAGCGTTCGCTCTGAGCAGCTGCAGGACCTTCTCCCGGAGAAACTCCCCGGTGCCCTTGCCGAAGAAGTCCGCCTGGCCGGCGTAGTACTTCTGGAGCTCGATCGGGAGCTCGATCTTCCCCTCCCCGATCTTCAACTCAGCCACCGCCTTGGCCTCCTTGAGGAGCATCTCCGCGGAGTCGATCGTCCTCCCCAGGGTCTTCTCGAGCTGGTCGCGCTGCTCACCGGAGAGCACCAACACCCGGGAGTCCTTCGGATCAACTCCGCTCCAGCGCTTCAGCTGGTCCGCGATCGCCTGGTGTGGCCGGTGGTACCCGAAGGCACCGTAGGCGATGTACACCTCGTCCGGGATGGAAATGTTGAGGATCATCTACCAACTCCTTCTGCGCAAGTCCCTATTATACCATCGGTTAGAAGCCTTACCCACCGTAACGCTCCTCCCACTCTTCGAACGGATCCCGATCCCCAGGTCCAGTCAGGATGGTGTTGAACTGCACCACCTCCGCCTGGGGACGCTGCTTGCCGGCTTCCTGCTCGAGGGCCCCCTCGGCGATCTTGGCGGTCCCGTCCTCGTGGCTCACGTAGAACGCGATGAAGGCCCCGAAGATCCGATCGTCGCAATTCCCCGGGGCGTGCTCTTTCTTCTTGTGCCCGGTCACATCGTTGAACACCTCGATGAAGGTATCCATTTCGCGTACAAACCCGAGCGAATTCACCTTCAGCCGCCCGCGGTTGATCGCGTTGATGCCGACGTCCGTCAGGAGGGGCCGGGTGGTGTTGGTGGTGTGCCAGCCCATTTCGGCTTTCCACCCGCCCTGGCCTGGGGTAGTATTGGGTCGGCGCCACACGTAGAAGTTACCGTACCCCGCTTGGATCATCTGGGTAAGGGTCGAGAGCCCGGGCGAGCCCGGGCTGCTCTCCGGCGCCATGAGCGCAGGCCTCCCCCGGGTGGTGTCTTCGTAGTACTTGCCGATCCACATCGCAGGAATGGCGAGCTCCACAGGATCGAGGGTGTTGGTAGCGAACTCCGCCACTTGCTCGGCCGGCTCAGCACGATTTCCCACCCGAACCACTTCCACAGAACTACTGTCTTGCTCCAGTCCATAGCTCGCATCCACCCCGCAGGTGTAGATAAACCCCGGCCGCACCTTCTCGTAGATCAGCAAGATGTTGTTGTACATCTTGGGATTGTGTTCTGCCTTCTGCAAGAAGTCCTTGTCCATGCATGGCAGAAACTCCTTCATCCCCTCGTTCCACTCGAGGATCGCCAGGGGCTGCTTCGCGAGGTTGCGGACCTTCGTTCGAACATCCAGGGGGAACACACTCCGGTGCCCGGTCTGGAAAGCCTCGTCAGGAGTCGAGGGGTACTCCTGGAGCATCAGGTGCTCCTGCCCCAGACCCTTGTAGTGGTTCAGGGTCTTCTGGTACCACGCCCGCTGGGGCTTGGAGAGGACCACCTGCTCTTCCCGCTCGAGCCGATCAGCCAAGGCGGTGACATCCTCGGTGATGATGATCCCCTCGGGCTCGAAGGTGTACTTCTGCGGAGCAGAGTGCCACCCCAGGAACATGGGCTTGAAGTCGCTCATCCCCCCGCGGGCCGCCTTGAACACATCGTGGAAGTAGTTACCGCTCGCACCTTCAGCCGTGCTCTCGTAGAGCAGCAGCGAGTGGTGCTTCTTCGAGCTCCTGAAGGCCGGCAGGAGGTCTGCTTCCAGCTGATCGGTGTTGGGCTTGAGCCAGGTGGAGAGCTCGGTCATGTGCCCCACATCCACCGTGACCCCCTGCCCGAACGTGGTCTTCTGGTTCCCCGCCCCGACCATCACGTCGCAGTCCATCTCGTCGAGATGGAGGTTGGTCGCCTTCATCTTCCCGCTCGCCCTGGGCTTCATCCACCCGGGGAGGTTCTCGAACAGGCGCATGAACACGTCCCAGAGGTTCCGGGAGTTGTCGGGATGGTCCGAGGCGATCCCCCCGCGGGTGTTCTTGTTGAAGAACACCTGGTGCGCAACCAGGGCTTCGGAGATGACCGTCCCGCCGATCTGCCGGGCCTTCAGAATCACCACCGCGATCTTGATCCACTCGGCCAGGGCTTGCTTCTCCTCAAGCTCGCTGACCAGCGCCAGGACCTTCTCCTGACTCGGCCAGGGGGCGATTCGCACCAGCCGCCCCGCGTCGTCCTGGACCATCGCGTACCGCTCGAGCCAATACCTGAAGTCGATCTTGCTCATGAAGATCTCGTTGGTGATGAACTGCTGGAGCTCCCCTGAAAGGGTGGGCATCACCTCGTTGACGCCCGCGGTCCAGTCGACGTTGCGCATTTGATACAGGTTCTGTTGCACTTCCTCAACGCTGTGCCACCGAAGCTCGTGCCCGATCTCCCTCTCGAGCTCCTCCCGACTGCGGTCGATAATCTTTTGATGGTACATCTTATTTTCTTGACACTGATTGTCTCTTCTTGTACTCTCTGTCTTAGAGGAGAACACGAGAATGGGACAGGGAACAGAGGACTTCAAGAAGCTGGTCGCGGGGAACAATCGGGGCTACCATCCGGAGATCCCCACCCAGGCGATGCCAACCCCCCGGACCTGTGGCCAGAAGACCCTCGCGGAGGCCATGCGAGCGGTGCGGCAGGCAACGCGGACGCACACCAAGTCGATGTGGTTTGGTTGGGTCCTGGAGCTCAAGGCGGAACATGGCGCCTACGATCCCACGCCCGTGTCGGAGGGGTACGAGCCCCTGTCCTGGCTGGGGGAGCGCTTCGACGCGTCGAAGGCCTCGTTCGACTGAAGCCTGAGCGCCTGGTTCACCAGCAAGAGGAGATACTCCGCGGACTCGAGGGAGATCTTCTCCGTCAAAAACTGGAGGGGGATCGGCCGGGACCCTCCGAGCAGGTGGGAGAGCCCGACCTCGCAGGTGGCAGTCCGAACTGGCGCCCTGAACTGAGGGATGGACGCGGGGACAGGATTCGAACCTGTGACATCGTGCTTATGAAACACGCGCTCTACCTCTGAGCTACCCCGCATCTGAGGAGTGAGAGCCTTCCAGTAGCACTGCCTGCAGAGGTTGCTGTGTGGCATCAGCTCTTTCTCTGGGGCTCCGCACCGGGGACACTCGAACTCACGCTTCACCTACCACCTCCCCTTCGACTATCCCATCCTCAACCGGCCCCGCCTGGTCCTTCTGCCCGTGGAGCACCCGATCGGCGAGGTCGATCACCCTCTCCGCGTAGCTCCTCCCCCCACCCACCGCGACGTTGACTTGCACCGCGGTCTGGGGGACCTTCTC